GGGGTATTCTCCACCATTACTGAAACCTAGATCAACCGTACTGCGAAGGTGCCAAATCTTCTAGTTGACCATCAGTCGCTTCTACTTAGTCCTTCGCCAAGTTCTCGAAATACTTCAGGTCGTCACTATCTTCCTCGTCGGGGCCTGACGCTGGGATTCGCGGTGCAGGTGCCGACTTCGGTTCAGGCGCAGAAACCACCTTGTCGTCAGCAATCTTCGCTGCCGCTTCCGCTGTGCGCGCGCCCTGCGGTCCCTTGAGCACGAAGTCAAGCCGCTTCTTCAACTCGTCGTACGACTTGAAGTTCTTGGCATCGAGGAACTCCTGGAGTCCATACTCTTGCTTCCAGATCGACTCGATGGTCTCATCGTCCTTCGCGATCGGCGTCGGGTTGTCGAACTTCGACTTATCGTAATTCCGATAGCCCTCGACGTTCTGAATGAGAAGCTTGAAGTTGCATCCCGCCCAGAAATCGAACGGATTGATCGGATCCTCACCCTCGAACTGAGGCTGCATGAGGTCCTTGATCTTGTCGAAAATCTTCTTGCCGTACTTGTACAAGAAGACCTTGCCATCGTTCGCGGGATTGCCCGGATCCTTGATGACGAGAATGTTGGAGATGTACGTCAACCGACGCTTCTGGTCGCGTGCAATCTGCTTGTTGGACTCGATGCCCGAGTTCCAGAGTTCGGAGTTGAGTTCCGAAACCGGATCCGACTGGCCAAGCGTGGTGAGTGAGTTCTCGATGTACCACTTGCCCGTCGGGCCCTTGAAGCCGTGATTCCACGTGCGAACCCACGGTACATCTTCGCCTTGTACGGGAGGGAGAAAGCGAATGATCGCTGACCCATTGCCTGCCTTATCGACAGTTGGTGACCAGAATCGCTGGTCATCCTTGCGGTCGCCGCCTTGAGTCAACTTCTCGACTTCCTTCATGAGGTTGTCGAAGTTGCCGCGCGCCGAACGCATTTCGGAGAGGGACTTGAAAGCCATTGTAGTGCTCCTGTGTATCGTGTGACGATGTGTGAACTACGGTGTATGCGAAGTATTCACCAAGGACGATCTTCGTCCTCGTCATCATAAGGTTCAGCCTCAATCCAGAGGTAGTCAGAATTTTCATCCTGCTCTTCCTCTAGCTGTCTATTTATATCCCCGCGAAACTTTGAGTACCGATCTTTCGATCCTTTGGATGATTCGCGAATGCGCGGTTCGTCCCGTCTGAACTTACTCATGATCCTAGAATGGTGTTGGTGACGTTCAGGAAATGCTCCTTGGGCACCCTGACAAATGGTGAATACTTGCGAACAAGGGTCACGACTTCCTCAATGACTGGATCTGTCGTGTCGAGCTTGTCGGTGAACTGGAACAACTTGTTCAAGATCACCAACGTTTCTAACGAAACCTGCTTCGTTAGAAATCCATAGATGATTGGTGGGTGTGCCCCGTCAGGATCATCTCTGAAGAATGTTTCCAACCCACCTGCCCATCGGTCGTGCAGATAGGTGAGTTCCTGCTTGTATCTATAGGTCTGGGACTCTGTGCGACTCACCCACTCCTTATAGACTGTCTCCGCCTGCGAGACATTATACATGCCGCCGTACTTGTCACCTGCTGCGAAGTTGGCTGCGAGCAGAGAAACGAATTGCGGTTTTGTATAACGGTTCGCCATCTTCGCAAACGTGAACCGTTCCTTCTTCATCATAAAGGAAGACTCTGACGCTCGTATTGCACCCTTGGACTTCACAATGTCATAGTTCGGCGACGTGAAGTGCAGGCGCATTGCGAGGTAGGTCTTGTACGCCTCAAACGGTGTCATGGAGTTTAATTCCTGCTATATGCCAGGTCTCTTTGATTAGTTCTGGAATCGAGCCTACGCAAAATTCAAGAACGCTGACCAGCAAAGAAAAAGGTAGCAAGGCACAGAATTTGAGCACCCTGCTCATAGTGGGAGTGTCTCCGAGTTTCGTTTCAGGAGATGGAGGTTTTCCGCTTCGACACGGATCTTTTCCTTCAGCGCCGGGGTCACCATCCCAGCGATTGTGGAGGGGTCGAGGTCTCGTTCCTCGCAGAATTCCATGAGTGCTTCCATGCAGCCGATCTTGCGTGAGATGGCCGTGAATTCAATGTGCTGGGAGAACTCGGTCGAGGTTCGAAACTGCTTGGTGATGAGAAGTTCGTCGGTAATGTCTTGGGGATTCAGCTTCCCAAGATTAGATGTTGCCATCAGTGCTATCCCGAGAGTTGGAAGGAAAAGCGTAGAAGATATGCCGTCCAATCTGAGCAACACGGGTCAGTTCCCG